CAATCATGGCCTGCTCGTTGACCCAATTCTCTGTCCACATGCCGAAGACATCCTTCTCTGGGTTCTTGCCGTAGTCGGTGAAGAATCGCTTCAGCTTCGTATTCATGCCCTGCGGCTTGTAGAGTTTCCAGAGGCCCGTCTTATCATCGATGACGAGTTCTTGGTCAGGCTTGGGCCAGTCCACGGTCTGGGCCATCTCGTAGTAGTTGAGGACATACTCCCGGCTGTAGGGTGTGACCACATCCTCAAAGTCCTCCATCTCCATGCCTAACTCGCGTCGGGAGAGGGCTTTGAGTCCTTGGGGAAGGTTGCCAAGGTGGAAGACCCTCGACATCGTGTCCACGATACGTCTAAGTGGAAATGAAAGCCCCATCTTCTCAGTAACCGGCCAATCATAAAGCCAGTTATGAAACAGAATCTCAGACTGCCAGTCTTGGACCCGGCGGTTAAATGCCGCCAAGAGAGGTAGATTTTCCGCTCTGATGAGCCGACCCGTCCCAGCGGATTGACTGTAAGTGAGACAGAATGGCCCCCGTCTGGAGGACTCGGTATCAGCAGCGAGTGGGCATGTGGGGTCGAGTGATGCCACCTCATCCTCATCTGTCACCTCCTGATAGTCTGGGTTGGGATAGTCATCGACCGGCAGGACGAGCGTGCCCTTGAGGTATTGCTTGAGCCGTTGCCAGTCCGTGCGGATAAAGAGCATACGTTTTGGCTCATGTATGCCAAGGGCAGGATGGAATTGAGGGAATACAGTCCCGAAAGGTCCTTCTGTGGGGATGCCGTGCTGTAGCTCTAGGTTCACGTCTGGACATACTGCTCGACACGCAAATGCACCGAGGGGGAGGAGAAGGTCTGGCCGCATTCTCTCGATAAGTGGATAGAGATTCGTCTCTGCACAGGATTGGAGGAGAGCCATATCCTTGGCTCTCTTTGGGTCCAACTTGCCACCCGCCGATGTTGGCAAGCATCTGATGGCGTTGGTGAACATCACGGACTCTCTCCGCAATCCGGCCAACGGAAGATAGTGTCTGTTCACCTCCTCTCCAGTTTTGCCGATGAAGACTTGGCCACGTTTCTCCTCTACATGGCCGGGAGCTTCTCCCACGAATAGAAGGCGAGAGTCACTAGGTCCATCCACGGGGAGACATCTGTGGACGGCTGGACATAGGGCACATCTTTCATCCACGCCCATGCTCATTATGGAAAGCTGTATGTTCACTACGGGACATAATCCGTAGATTAGATGGGTCATTGTTGAGTTTGTTCCCATCGATATGGTGAATATCCTCACTCCTACGCAGTCTCCTACCTAATACTGACTCCATCACTATTCGATGTTCTGCTACTCGTCTGCCCTTCCTGCCCCCAATCAAAAAATACCTATAACCATGTTGTATGAAGCCCTTTGCAGGTTTTCTACCCGGTCTAGGCTTTCTGAGCCTAGGGAGAGGGTCTGGCATAGTTAGCCCAGAGGCTTTGTATCTCTGCCAATGAAGTTTGCATAATCCCCTAGCTGCATAGCGTCTAGTGCACCCCTCGACTGTGCAGTAGGTAGGAGAACCTTTGTCGTAGACTCCAGTAGGCATAAGACTAGATGTAATGATTACACTTGTGACCAGCGATGGCAGTTCCGACAGATCCACCACGTTGCGTAGACAAAATCAAGGATGCCGTGGCAGTGCTTACAACTCTTATTCCCCCAGCCCGGTCTGTCGAAGGTGAGCACGTTCATCGCTTTTTCCAGATTTCGTTCACCACGCTCTGAGCGGTCCTCACCCCCACGCCCGGTATTCTCAGCCACTCACTCTCATCAGCGTTGGCCATCTCCAGCGCCGACCTGAAGTTCCGCTCTGCTAGCTCTGACATCTTGGTCCCAATCCCCTCCAAGTCATTGGCCCACTTCCTGAGGAGACTCGGTTTGCGATTGAGGGTCGGGATGGCCACCTTCTGTATCTCCAACAGGCTGGTGTGGTCTCGCTTTTGGCCATACTGATACCACTCCACGATATTGAACGCTGTGTGGAAGGGGTCCCGGCTATATGTAATGATTACACCTGAGAGCGTGACCGAGATGAGATAGCGGTAGAGCTTGCTATACATGACCCGTGCCCCTCTCGGCCTCGCATAGCCCCAACTGATGCCCCCGCTGAAGCCTTCCATGAGGATGCCCTCAGGGTCATGAGGCTTCCAGTGGCCCTCCACCATGAGGATGCTCACGTCATACATGGCTTTCATCCCTATTCGCTGCATGTTGTAGCGACTGTCATCGATAGAATGAAGCATGTCATGAATACTTTTTCGTTCTATCCCAACCATAAGAGGTCCAGTTGGACCCATCATTTCAAATGCTGCATCCCCCCATTGGAGATTAGTAACCTCTGTTTTTACCCCTAGACGTTCGATATGTCGTTTCAGGTCAAGATTGGCTGCTTTTTTAGTGGCATTCTCCTCTCTGTAATCAATGAGAATCATCGGACATGCCTCCAACTATCTCCACGCATGATTCTGCGAAGCTGCCCTTGGGATATTCCTAGGATTTTCGCATCAGCGGGTAGATGACCAAATCTAACCCCCCACACAATATCTTCAGTAAGTTTGGCTTTGTTATTTTTGCTTCATCTTAGGGACCTACCTGCTCTTACTTTGTCGTGTGCATTATCTAAGGCAGTGCCTAGACTCAAGTGATTTGGATTAACACAGGACCTAACGTGGCAGGAGTGTCGTATCTCAACGTCTTCCCCATCAGGTATGGAGCCTATGTGTATCTCATAGGAGTATCTATGGGCGTAAACAACTCCATATACCCCATATCCCCCACTATTTAAGGCCCCATACCATAGCCAACAGCCATCCGATTTATTCACGAATGTCCAAAATCTACGGAGTCTCTCCTGTGGAGATGACCTATGGGCATTCGCGCAAGAATAACTACAGAACTTATGATGGTTATAACTAGGTCGTACAAGTTTCGTACTCCCACACCGCTGGCAAGTGAGAATAATAGGCATTTCAATAGCCCCACTCTGATAGGCTGACTTGGGGATAAACTGTCCCTACGAGAGTTTGGAAATTGCAGTCATCCCCCCACAGTTCTAGCCCTACCAACTCCGGGTCAGCCTTGACCCTGTTCAGCCTGATACCCCAGATACCTTTGGCATCGTTATAGAGATGTGTGATTTGAATCTGCCAGAGGTAGTCTTGGTCGTTGAACCCCTGCCGCTCATACGTCTTGCCGTCCCACTCCCGCTCAGGTTTGCCATCTGAGCCAATCAGGTAGGTGCCATCAGGCTTGATGATAGGCTTGTAACAACGGTTGGACTTGTTGGTGGCAAACACAATCTTGCCGGAGTCATAGGCACGGGCATACATGGCGCGTCTGGCCGCATTGACCCCAGCGTAGGAGAGGCTCTTACCGGCTCCCGCCAGCTTGCCCCACTCCGCGAGCCGCTGAAGCTCCCACGAGTCACTGTCCCCATCCACGGCCACGGTTCTGGCCTCTGGAATGGCGAGGGCAGACTTGTAGATGTCGTAGAAGCTCCGCCAGTATTCCCGGTAGGACTCGATGGTCGCTGCCGAAGCCAAAGGGGCTTGGACTATCTTGAAAGCGTAATCATTACGTCTCGTCTTGGGGGGGTGTGGGTTGTCCTTCATGGCCTCCAATCCTCTGTCCAAGCAGATGACGACACCGGGACCGGGGGCCGACAAGATAAACTCTGTCTTCCCCGTGTTGCTGAGGCCATCGGTGCCAATCATGAGCCGCTTGAACTTGGTCTTCGGGAGTGGCCCGAATCCAGCGGCAGCGAAGGAGGCGGGGAGAGCCATTTACCGAAGCCCTCCTGTCAGCAACCATCGAAGGCGACCCCACAAATTCAAGTCATCTCTGAATGCGGTGAGGTCTTGGTAATACATGCGGTCGTTGCGGTCCACGTAGCGCCGCTGCTCCTCGGCTAACTGGAGACGGTGTGTCCGCTCCTCCCCAACGAGTGTGCGGGTATACTCCTCGCCATCCATGCGGAGCTTGCCCATCGCATTGACTCTGGCCTCAATCTCTGCTGACAGTAGGTCCTTCTCATCGGTGATGAGCTTATGGAAGTCCCTATCCATGCGCTCCACAATCTGCTCCAACCGAGCCACGGCGGTCTGCCGCTCTCGCTGCTCTTGTCCATTCATGCGCCCTCCAAGCCAGCGTCTTCACGCTCCATCAGTTGACGGTGCCGCACATAGCCGAGATGTAGGTCCCAGCTATCCTCTATCTCATCCTCAGTAAACTCGATACGGAAGCAAGTATGTTGGCCCTTGGTCGGGCCTATCTGGGGGGTGATGGGGAACTTGTAGTCGCCACACAGGAACAGAGGATGCATGTAGCCAATGCGGCATCCAGCCCCCTTGCAGTAGCCTTTCATTTGGGCCAGCCACATCCACTGCGTAGACATGTCCCCGACCGTCTTGGTGCTCTTATAGGTGGCCTTGACTTCGTGGATGGCTAGCTCGTAGCTGAGGTCTCGTCCGACTCGGATGACATCGAGGGACTCGCCATCAGGCGTCATGAAGATGCCATCCACACACATCTCTCCGGGGTGAGGGATGACTTCCATATCGAGGTTGGGCAGATACCACGCATCCCATGCCAGACCAATAGAGATGCGGACCTGAGACCCCACATCGAGGGACTTCCACCAAGCTGAGGATTGCCCTTTTACCTCCTCAAGGGAGAGGCCATCCATATACTTGGCGTCGAGAATCTTGGATTCGAGGGCAATGGCTCTGGTGATACGGGACAGATGCAGCCCATCTGAGCGGGGTGCTCCTGAGAGCGGATTGACCACGACAGGGACGATAGATGTAATCATTACACGTCCAAAAGGTGGGGCTTGGCCCGACTCCCCCGAGCGACCAAGCCCCTCTCACTCACCCGCCAGAAACTTCATCCGTCAGAGCGGGATTGCCTGAACCGGATGTCGAGTAAGTCATGCTGACGTGATGAGCAAGCTACGCCTGAGGCTTCACGTCCACACCCACAATGGCATAGCCGAGAGACCCCAGCAGACTGTTGAGTGACGCATCGTCTTGGAAGTAGGCATTGAGCACCGCTTGGCCCATCTCAGGACTCACGGCGGTGTTGACGGCCTTGAAGGTCCCCGTCCGCAGCAGGAGCTTCTTCATCCCGTTCTCGTTGCCCTTGGCCGTCAGCACCGCCGTGATGCCGTTGATGGCTGCGGTCATCACCTCCTCGTCGTCCACCGATGTGGTTTCGGCGACGGGAGTCTGGACCCGTGCGACGGTCTTCGGTGCGATGCTCCCCGCGACTTTGGCTTTCACTGGCTGAGCGGGCGCTGCTGTCGTCGGAATGCCACCAGTCCCTTCCCATGGCTTGCCTCCGTCAAGAATCTCCGTGACCACCGGCATCTTGTTGTTGAATCGCTGCTCCTGCACCTCGCCAGTCGCCGCCGAGCCGAAGCCCTTGCGCTCCTCAGGTTCCGGGATGTTCTGGGTCGTCACCCAGATGCCATCGAGTGCTCGCAGGTCGTTGGTGAAGATGCCAACCGGGAGCCCTGTGTTGTACAGAGACTCCAAGAAGTACCACCAGTTGGCCTTGTTGGTGACACTGCCGGGACCACCGGGGACCGCGACGAGACCCTTGCCGATATCGTTGGGCACGTAGCTCTCATGGGCCTTGCTGCCCATGCTGAGGAATTGGGTCTGAGCCTCGGTGGCAATCTGCCCATCCTTGATGGCATAGGCATTGAGCATGATGCCGAGGCGAGCGGGACCCTTGGCGTTGCCTGCCCGGTCTGTGCCTTGGTGCATCACGGCGTTGAACTCCAGCGCCCACTGTCCCTCTGGCAGCAGGAAGCCGCCAGAGTAGAACGAGAGGTCTCCGAAGTTGGGTCCCTCAGCGACGGGAGGGGGGGCAGCGGCGACGGGTCTGCGGATTGGTGCCATACATCTCCTATGTAATCATTACAGTTTGGGTGGGGGTGGCGGAACAAGCGTCACTTGCTTAAAGAACCCCTTGAAGCTCAGAGGAGCCAAGTGCTGAAACCGGGGAAGGAACCAATCCAAATGCATGTCCCCAATGAAGTTCTCACATCTATCCTCCTTGCTTCTCATGCCTCTCCCGAATATCTGCACCATCTTGTTCATGGCCAGATACGCTCCATACTCTTTGTCATCCTCCTGTCTTGCTTTGTGAATCTTCGATTGGCCATTCGGAAAGGGAATCTTACACAGGAATTGCCATTCGCAGTCTGACAGCGGAAAGTCAAAGCCTGCCCCCACGCTGGGACTCACCAAAATGGTTCCCGGCTTCGACCGCTTGAATTGGTTCACCATGCTCGTGGCCGCTTCACCCTGAGGGTTGATTAGCATGGCCGTTGCGAATCGTGAACGCTGTCTGACTTCGTCCCTGCGTGCATAGCTCACCGTATGTACGATTCCCTTCCGGTCTGTGCGGCGAGCGGCTATCTGGTCGTGCAGAATCCAGAGCCGTGCCAAGTCTGGCGCTCTACTGTCCACGCGCATGGTGGGCACGTAGTAGATGGGGCATCGCCGTGGGTCAAACTCACTCTCAAACTCTCTAAAGTCGAAATGCTCCTTTCCAATCCCCATCAAATAGAGCGTCTTCGGTCTGAGCGTGGCAGAGACGACAAGCACGCTGGGCACCCGCAACAGGAGTGCGGACTCGGCGTATCGTCCAGCCCTGACAGGGTCAAACTGATAGGCATCTTCCACCTCATCTGCTATCCAGTTGTTGGGGTTGGCGAGGGCGAGCGTGGCCAGCCGCTTGGTGAGGTTCCGCATGTGTAGGTAGTGCTTCACATGCATCTGCCTCGGGTTGTCCACCAGCCGGGCCTTGGCCGCATGCATCTCAGCCTCAGCCTCGACTCGTGCCGTGACAGCCCATGGCCTCCAGTTGACAAACTCCTCAGCCTGACTGTGGGAGGGAAACTCTAGGCCAAGGGTGTCCTCTATCTCTCTGCGATTGAGGACCACTTGCATGGCATCAGCTAACGCAGCCGGAGCCTCATGACCTTCATCAAACACCACTTGCTCAAAGTTCTCCATGCCCTGACCGAAGGCACGGGAGGAGGTCCATTTGGTGTAGTTGGTGACGACAAGCAGAGAGGCCGCTGCCCGCATCTCAGCTTGGGAGGAGGGGCAGGAGACGGTCCCTTTGTAAGGGCAGCGAGTGGCGTAGCCGTCTTCGCAGGTATAGTCATCCTTCATGTCACAGACATAGTTGCGGCGACCCCGGATATCGACGAGTCCCACATCCTGAAAGTCGCCTAGCAACTGGTCTTGCAAAGCCCTGCTGTCTGTGACGAAGCACGTCCGCTTACGTGTAATGATTACATAGG